CCACCCCCCCCCCCGCGGGGCGGACCGGGAGGGGGGGGGGGGAACCCTGTATTTACTGGTTGCGCGTGACATTTTATATGTATCATCGCCATATGGCGGAGGTACTAGAGGTAGTTCTTCCTTGCGATCTGTTCCCATTCTTTTCGGGTGTGAACCTTTTCAAACTCTGTTTGTGCGATTTTACAGAGCAGCTCCCTTGTTTTTCGGCTGTTGTGTACTGCCTGCTGCCCCGTTCGATGATGCTCAATGCATAGGTCTACTTTTAACCCGTTTTCTTCAGATATCGCTCTTTGTCCTGCCCCGAACAGGATATGATGCTCTTCCGTCTGCTTTACGGAATAGTCACCATTTAACCGGGCGCATAAGTAGCAAATGCCCTTTTGACTGTTTAAAATGCTTTTTTTGTGGATTTTCCGTTTTTTCTTCTTTCCCGGCTTCGGGAAAGCCATGTCCGAATAGTCAATGCTCATCTTCCGTCTCCTGTGTGTATAACTCATGAGTCCCGTTTAGGATCTTTAGTTCTTCCAGTGATCGAAATGAGAACCCCATCTGCTGAAGTAATCTATAGAAGTCTCTTAGGCATTTCATCCCTTTTTCGTAGTGTCCGTAATAGTCAGTTGCTTCGTACGGCTCTGCCGTCCGGGTCAAGAGGATCAGCATTTGCTTTTCTTGGCTTATTTCTGCAAATTCTTTTTCGATCCGTTCTTTTTCCTCTTCTTTCGCTTCGTACGCGTTTTCGATCCCGTAAAATCCATACACCGCGTTCATGTGTGCTACGCTTCCGCCGTCCGTTATCCGGTTTATCATGATCTTCCAGCCTGTTTCTTTTACATCAACTTCTTTCGGTATTGTGATTTTTCCCGACACAAGTTCTTTAATAAAATCGTTCCTTTCCCTTCTCATCCTTTTCAGGATTTCCGTTATTTTTCTTTTGTTTTCCTTGATTTTCTCCGTTTTCTTTTCCTGTTCCGTTTTTTCCCGCTCTTTTTGTATTACTTTTTTACTACATAGATCCTATCGTAGTATTGATAATAATAGAGCTGATCTTTTGTGTCTTGCAGATCGATTTTTGTTTGATCCTCCCACTGTGATAGATCAATATTTGTTATCTCTTTCCATTTTCCGGTCCATCTTTCTTCTTTCGCTCTTTTCGGCGCGGCTTTTACTCCTTTTTCTTCCAGTATTTCAAACACTATTTGAGCGTTTTTCTTTATTTTTTCTTCTTTCACGGCCTGTTTTGCTTTCCATGCGATTTCGCGTGACGATACTGCAGTCTTAAGGATTTCATTCCTTTTTTTGATGTCTTGTACCTTCTCCAGCTCGTAAAGGTCCGTTAATGTGAGTTGGAAGTCCTTATTTTCTTCGCGCCTCGTAAGTGTTTCTTGATCCAGTTTTGCAAGATTTAACCTATGTCGTACTGTACTTCTGCTAAATCCGGTCTTTTCCGCGATTGTTGTTTCTGTTTCTCCCAAATCCAACATGAGCTGGAATCCTTGTGCTTGCTCGCTTACTGATAGATCGCTGCGCTGCATGTTTTCCAACAACATCGTTGATATTTGCTCTTTTTCCGTCATTTCCACAACGGAACAGGGCATTGTTTTCAATCCCGCTTTTCTCGCTGCCGTCAGTCTTCGGTTTCCGATCACTACAAGATAGTGGTCTTTTTTGTCCGGGTTTGGTACTACAGTCAAATTTTGCATTACGCCACGAGCTTTTATGCTTTCCGCCAGCTCGTCAATGTCGGTGTATACCTTCCGCACGTTCTGCGGGTGTATGTCTAACTGTTCGATTGCAATATCTTGTATCATATCTGCTCTCCTTTCAGTAATTTTTCCACTTCCCACCAGGTAAACGATCTTTTGATCCCGTAAGGGTTTTCAAAAAGTGCGTGGTGTGGAAACGCTTTTAAAAAGCGCATCCGTTTCTTGATGGCAGTGTGTTTTTCGCTTCTTTCCGGCTGCTGCCGGAAAATCAACGTATATATCTTTCCTTCAACGAGTCTTGGGCGGTTGCCGATGTATTCCCTTGCGTTTTTCGCGCATCTTGCTTCTTTTGTAATTCTCATGGTGTCCTCCTTATGTTAGTTCTTCTCTTAGCAATCCCTGATAATCATTGCTGGCGCAAAAGCGAAATTCCGTTTCGTGTTTCTCCGCTTCCTCAAGGTACATTTTCCATAATTCTTTATTTTGGACTTCCGCGCCTGTGGCTTTTTTCCACTCGGATCGCCGCCACTTCTCCGGCGCTCCTTGTTCTGAAATATTTTTGATATAAGCGTTATCAGTGTGAATTACAACATGACACTGCTCTTTTAATTTTTGTAATGATTTTATGATTGCGATCAGCGTCAATCTGTTGTAAGTAGATTCGCACTCTTCGCCACTCATGACCCGGTATGCTTCTTCTCCGTTTGACCTAGTAAATACTAGGGCGGATGCGTATTTCCCATCTTTTACAATGGGGGATTTTATGGTGGTTTCTATGTAGATATTTACTGTTTTCATTTTAAATCCTCCTGTGGATTCTGATCAGTGTGTATCTGCGGTATCTCATCCCCGTAGCCGGGTTGATCCCCTCGTAACTGTTTGCGATGTAATAGCCTTTTTTGGGTTTTACTTCTTTTTGCCAGCGTACAAGTTTTTGGGATTTCGGTTCGGGTAACGGCATATTTTTCGCATGGTTGTAGCTTGCTTCTTTTAGTCGCGGTTTTCCTTTGCTTCCGTCCGATCGTTTTTCTCTTGTTTTTTCGTTTTTTGTCATATAGTTTGCCAGTTTTGTAAAATCCTCATCGTAAAACCGGCTTTTTTTGATCTGCGTAATATAGATTGCTCCGTGTTCCCATGCATCTTCGATCCATTCTGCCGCCCCTGATGTTTTTTTAATGACTAGATGGATGTGCCATGCACCCTTTGTGCCCCGCTCTATGTTTCTGATCCAGTAAAACGGAGTGTTTGCCTTTTTATATTTCGGACGGAGCTTTCGGAGTGCTTTTTGTAAGTCTTTTAGTGCCACTGTCATGTCTTTCGGTCTTTGCTCGACTTTGTAGGTGTATGTTACAAAGTAGTCTCCTGCATCAAAATATTCGATCAGTAATCGTCTGCATATCTTCGCTCGGTTGGCTTGGTTGACTGCCGCCATCTGTTCCGGCGTCGGTTTCTTTTTCTTTTGCCGTGCCTTTCCTTTTGCTCCATATCTTCCGTCTGGATATTCCTCTACGTCGTAGACGTCTCCGCCCCGTAATTTGTACGTTTTTCTCCGTGTTGCCATCTTTTATCTGTCCTAACTTTAATATCTTTATCGAGGTTTAAAAGCGGGAGTCCCCGCGTGTATCGCTTGACTTCCCGCCTCTTATTTGATACAATATATTTGTCCTAACAAGAGGCGGGAACGCCATCTTTTAAGCGCATCAGTTGCTGTGATGCGCTTTTTTTAATTGATTACATATGTACCGCCGCGCTTTTTTTGCTTTTCGCGCGCATACGCTTCGACTTCCGATCTGGTCATTGTCTTGCACTCTAATGCGTACGGATCTCCCCAGCGGATGATCCACAAAATAACTTCTTCTTTCATTTCATGAGGTGTTTCGCTGCTTCTCTCGCTATTTCTTGTGCTGATTTTTTTATTTCCTCTTCTATTTCTTCTTGCGTCATTGTGGATGTTTTAACTATTTTTTGCATTGACTTTTCTGCGTGTTTTTTTCCGTACTCTTCTTCGAGGATGTTTCTTATTCCTCTTAATATCATGACTGTTTCTGCTTCTAATAATATTAAATTTCCTTTTATTTCCACATTGCCTTTACTGCATTTAATCATCTTTACAAATTCCTTTCTTTCCCGTACAATAATCTTGGTTGTTTATCTATGCGTCCTAGAGGTTGCCGCCTCTTATGGGCGCTTTTTTGTTCTGTAAACGTCAAAGTCTTCGCGATTGCCTATGCTTCCCCACGATGTGATCTGATCGTTTTTTGTAAGTACAACTGCGTTTGTATAATCCTGATCGTATTTCAGGCACCATCCTTCGAGCAGTTCTAAGATGCAGTTCATTTCTTCTTCGGCGTCTTTCTTTATTTCTTCGTTCATTTCTTTGTTCACCTCCTTAGATCGGTCCTGCCTGCAGGATGTAAATAATCACAGCCATCACCGCATTTAACATCACACTATCTTCTTTCATTACTCAACGTATTTTCTATTTCCTACTTCGTTTTCATCCTCTTCGAATCTGAGTTCCATCAGGTCTGCCAGCATCAGGTATTCTTGTGCCTTCTTTGTTTCTCCGTGTGTCTCCCGGATCTTATCCCGGAACTGTGCAAGCGTCCCGTAGAAGCATCCGCACCGCACACCCACGCCGCCATCTTTGAGACGGAAGAAGGTCGTTGTACGGTTGACAGATCCGAAACCGTGAGCGTATGCATAGTCCCCATTGCCGCACACCCGCGCATCGCCGCACACCCGCGCATCGCCGGAAACCTGTGCATTGCCGTACACCCACGCATTGTCGTACACCCGCGCATTGCCGGAAACCCGCGCATCGCCGGAAACCTGTGCATCTCCGTACACCCACGCATTGTCGTACACCCGCGCATTGTCGTACACCAGCGCATCTCCGTACACCCGCGCATTGCCGTACACCCACGCATTGTCGTACACCCACGCATTGTCGTCATGACCAAGGTTTGATTCCTTCTCCACATACCCGCCAAGTTCTCCGGCTTCCACATCGCCGAACTCAACAAGGGCACGGATGCGGAACAGCTTTGTCCCGAACATATTTGTTACAAATTCATTTGTTAATTCAAATTTCTTCACTTTTCTCGTCCTTTCTGTTACAATAATGTTGATTATTTATCTATGCGCCCTGAGGTTGCCGCCTCATTTATGGGCGCTCTTTTGTTCTGTAAACGTCAAAATCTTCGTGATTGCCTATACTTCCCCACGATGTGATCTGATCATGTTTTACAAGTACAACCGCGTTTGCATAATCCTGATCGTATTTCAGACACCATTCTTCAAGTAGATCTAAGATGCAGTTCATTTCTTCTTCGGCATCTTTCTTTACCTTTACATCCATTTCTTTGTTCACCTCCTTAGATTGGTCCTGCCTGCAAGATGTAAATGATCATAGCCATCACCGCGTTTAACATCATGCTGGCAACCGTTACTGCGATCAGACCTCTTGCAGCGCTGTCTCTTTCTTTTGTGCTGAATTTTCTCCTGCTTGTGATCCTCTTCCGGAAAATTTCTCCGCTCGATCGGGATCAGCTCCAGCTCCGGCACTGTCGGTAATTTAATCTCTTCCATGCTTGTCCTTCCTTTCTACCGCTTACGCGGTTTTCTCTATTATGTAGTTTCTGTCAAAAAGAACCCTTTGGTTAACACTTTCTGCAAATGCCTCTTTATCTTCCAGTTCCTTAACCTCTACTTCTTTTCCGTCAATTACTACAATGCTTTTTATGATCATTTACACCACCTCTCTAAAGCTTATGAAACACTGTTTGTACTTGTTGCGTTGTCCAATGAAATCCCCTATACTGTAAATACAGGACACTGGCATGTCCGAGTACTACGAAAGGAGTTCCATCATGATGCAAAATTACTATTTTTATATCTATCCAGATATTAACGGCAATTATGAAGTACATACAGAAAACTGCTATTATCTTCCATCCGAACTTAACAGACAGTATATTGGAAGATACAGTTCTTGTCAGGCAGCTATAATTGCTGCGCAGATTGCTTATCCCGATAAAAAGTTTGACGGATGTTATCATTGTTGCCGTGAATGCCACAAGGGATAATAATGGGGCTGGCTTTTCGTCAGCCTTTCATTGTGGCGTTCTTTCTAAACACCTCACGTACAATCTCGCACGCCTCGTCCAGATTCTCCAATGTCATATTGTTCTGAATCATACACCGCGAAATCTCATTGCTTAATATCGCGCTCTGGTCTTCTCGGAATTCTCTATCAAGCATCTCCATAGCCAACTTAATCACTCTCCTTTCTCTTCTGTCCGTTTTATTGACAGCTGATCTGCATGCTACTTGCTATTCTCCTCCACCTCTCCTATACTGTTAATACAGGCACTGCCATGCCGAGTATTATGAAAAGGAGAGATACTATATGTATGATGTTTATTTTTCATATTTCGATGGAAATGATCACTTGTGCACGAATGTAGATAAAATCGAAATTCCTACTTCATCCGGAATAAGAACATATTCGGGCGATGAAATTGCATCTCAGCATTTTAGGATTCACTCAGAGATTTACCTGTATAGTTCTAGTACAAGCTACACAATTTCTACAACTGGGTTAAAAGCCATCGAAATCAGAAAGAAATAATCTTTCTATACTAGAACCTCTATACTAATTTCTGTATGGGGGTGCTCTTTCTTTAATTCTTCTGCTTTCTTCAAAACATCACTAACATCGTCCATCCTTGTTATGTGAAAAATTATTTTTATTCTCATTATTACCTTCACCTCCTCTTCTGGTTCAAAGTCCTTTTTATCGGACACCTTTCCTGTTACACTACTCTAGGAAGAACTCAATAGGTTTCTTGAGTTCTTCAGCAACAGCCTTAACTTTATCAACCCCCGGGGTATTAACATCCCATTTGCATATACTGCTTCGAGGAAAACCTAATTTTGCCTCGAGAGCTGTAATAGTTATTCCGGCTTCAGAACATGCATTTTTTACATTTTTATAAATTGACATTGACACTCTCCTTTCTTTATTTCATTGTTTGCGTAAGATTTTACGGTTTTTTATTGACAAAATGCGTAAGATATTCTACCATTAGAAGTGCCAACAACTAATTAATTGAATATCGCGCACTGTACAAACATTCGTAAAATCTTGCGCAACTCTTGATTATTATTATACTCAAAATTTTACGTATGTCAATACTGTATTGCGCAAATTTTTGAGGTGTCAGAATGGGACTATATGAACAGATTAAGGAAGTGGCTACTGCAAAAGGGTACTCTATTAACAGACTCGAAAAAGAACTCGGTTTTCCCAGAAGCTCGATAAGCAAGTACAATAAGAATATCCCTAGCATGGAAAAAATACAAAAAATCGCTGATTTTCTCCATGTGTCAATAGCGGATATTACTGGAGAAGAAAAGGAAGGCGGCGAGAAGTATTATTTAAACGAAGAAACCGCTGAGATGGCTCAAAAACTATTTGAAAACAATGATTTGCGCGTACTTTTCGATGCTGCAAAAGATGCTACTCCGGAAGATTTGAAAACAACATATGATATGCTTATGGCATTAAAGAAAAAGGAACGTGATAATAATGAGTTTTGATTATCAAATTTTTTTCATGGACGGAATGACCGTTAATGAAGTAATAACCGAAAATGAAGATAATTCATTCACTATTTTTATAAACGCAAATTTATGTGAAAGCAAACGGTTAAAGGCAATTAACCATGCGATTAGGCATATAAAGGAGCGTGATTTTGAGAAAATAGATGTACAGAAAATCGAAATGTCTGCGCATAAATAAGGTATAACCGCTACGGCGATTATATAAAGTGGTGTTAAAGGAACAGGGGACAAAAGAAAGTCTAACTATTAAAAGTCAAGGTTAAAATGAAGATTTTTTGAGTAAATTGCAGAAATGCTTTTCAGATATAT